TGCCATTGGTTATATTGCAATGCTTGTGGCAGTTTTTACCATGTCATACCACAGGACAAGTTAAACCTAATTACTGGACTATCTTGCTCACAAGTATCGATAGCCTTCCCTACCCGCAGTGATCACTCTGCTCCAACGTAGCATGTGCAAAAATACTATGCAAGCGACTATACTACACCTCATTAGGTATTTGTTATTTAATTCTTTTTCTTGCCTTTTATAGGCTTGTGATGGTTGCAATTAGGTATAGTATTATCATTCTTACCATACGCTGTTAGTATTGCACCACATTGCACACAATTTACTTTAATTACTTTCACTCTTACTCTCTTTCTATCTAATTTAATTACAGCACATCAACACTAACAATTGCTTTAGCCCTAGTAACATATAGTCCTATGAGGTAGCATCCATTGGTAGTGCCAAGGTTGGTAACTTAGTGTTCTAAATGCACCACCTAGTTTGGTACACAACTCGTCAAAGTTCACATTAGTATCGCCCCAATGTGCTGTAAATCTATACTATTAATCATTAAGTTAACATCATTACGTGTTAATTATAAGTTATAAATACTCTTTAAGTTAACATAGTAATGTTTATGTAATGTTTATTATATATAAAGTATGTGTATGTGTGATACTGTATTAGCTACCACACTCACACTCTCTTACTTATCCTCCAATTTACTTAGTCTTTGATCAATGTTATTCAAAGTACTATGGAAATCGTCAAATAATGCTTCAATATTTAGATTACCGCCATTACTTGGGGGTTGTGGAACACCTTTAGTTGCATTCCTGTCAGTTGCAGTCAAGTGATACTTTAAGTAAAGTTCTAGCTTGTCTTCAGCTGGTGTTTGAGCCATAATAGAACCTAAGTCCTGTTCAATTGCATCAATGAATTGCTTTGGTACAGTTGAAACATTTCTCATATCTATGTTAAAATATGCCTGTTTATCTCTTATCATTTAAATAGCCTCCTTTGCTATATTGTATTAATAAATAAATAATAAAACTCAAAAAATAAAAACTCAAAAAAACCAAAATCAAAAATAACGAAAAAGCGATAGCAGAAAATCTACGAAGTAGGTCTCCATTTATATATATAGGCACACGATAAAATTGCATAATTTTTAAAACTTTTGTATATTATAGGGTTTTTAAACATACAAAAAGGGGAGTTATGTCAAACAATAGTAAAAAACCTACTATGAAACAAATGAGAAATATGGTTAATTCTTTAAATAATAATATGATATTAATGGATCAACATTATTCTAAATCAATTCAAGACTTAGTAGTAGTTATAAATCATTATATAAAATTCCAAAAAAATACTACTAAATTTGAAACTTTTATGAAAAAAACTATAGAAACAGCTAAAAAAGAAGCTGAAAAAAAGGCTAAAGATCAAGAAAATAAGGAAGTTACAGCCAAAGATAAAAGTGAAGTACCTGAAAAATAAGGCACTTACAGCCATTTAGGCTATTACGTTTAGACTGAGTAGTCGGTTTTTTTTGAAAAGTCAGGTATTTAAGGTAGTTACAAGGAAAAAAAAATCTTGATTATTAATTGTAAACATAGTAAACTATGTACTAGTACAGTAAAAAAAAGGAGGAACTATGAAAACTTATCAAATAATCATTCAAAGTAATGAAGATATAGATGGAATAGACTTCCAATCACAAGATGGAGAGAGTGCAAAGGTAATATCTATAATAGATATAAGTAGTATGTATAACAAAGAAGTAGTTGAATATATCAAAGACTTTAATGTGAGTGATGATATTGGGGAAGCTTAATAACCCAACAAGTTGGGTTGTCTTACTCGCTTCGCTCGCGCACTTGGAGGATGCTTATGGCAAATAATGAAAAAATGACTAACCCAAAATCTATGGGTATGGGTGGAGAAACTGGTTTAAACAAAGATCTTTCTAAGAATGCTTTGCTTGAACATGAAAATATTAGAAGTTTAACAAAACCTGTATTAGAGTATGATATTAATGATGCTAAAACTATACCTAGTAGAGTATTGGCTGATAAAATATTAAAACCATTCTTTAGATCTCCTTCAACTCCTTTAAAAAATTTAGAAAGCGCTGCTAGAAATATAAAGACAATAAATAAAGCTGATGCATTTAATGCTATTAGAAACACTATGGCTAGTGCTACATTAAAATTAGGCGATATAGAAGCTACTTTATTTGCTAATATGAGTAATAATGAAGTTAGAAGAAGAAGAGGGTATATAAAGGATACTTTTAGAGTTACTCCTGAATATTACGATTCTAGATCAGATGATAGGCCAGGATCAAGGGTTGGAAATATGGAAGCTACACGCCAACAAATAGGATTTATGTTAAATATTCCAATAAAATTTAGAAAATGAGAACTTACAAAGTAAATAGAGTACAACATACTGTATTTGACGAATTGGATGAAGTTCCAAAAAATATAAAATTTAAACCTGATTGGAGAGACGGACAACTGGGAGATTGGGTTCTTGCTGATGACGGTTGTGTTATTCAAGTAATAAGAAAGGGTAACATGATACAGAGGAATAAGACAAGAGAATACATAGGGACATGTACTGGCACATTCCCTATAGGACCCCAAGTTAAACTAGATACTAGTAAAAGGGCTAATATTTATTCATTTGGGGGGAATAAAAGCCCCGAGAATATTCTTTTGAATCGGACCTCTATAAATAAGCGAGAATCACTTTTTGTTCAATATCTCCTTTCGGGTTTAAGGCCAGAGCAGGCATATCTACAAGCGTATCCTACAAATAATATAGGTTATGCTAAAGAAAAATCTGCACAACTTGTAAAAACTGAAAGGATAAGAACTGCTATGAAGGAAGAATTAAAACCTGTTTTAGAAGAACTAGGTGTTAATGAAGAGTATATATTAAAAGGTATAAAAAGTGAAGCTGAGTTAGCTGATAAAGCTGATACTAGATTAAAAGCTTTATTTAAATTATCTGATATAATGGATTTAGAAGATAAAAATCAAACTACAGTAACTCAAATAAGTGGAGCTGTATTTAAAGGGTTTACAGAAGATATGGTAGAAGCCGCAGAAAGGCCGAAGGAGGTTACTGATGGAAGATAAATTAATGGAAATATTTTTAAAATCAGATGATAATGATTTATTTAGTCATACTTATGATAATATGAATCCTAAGAAAAAAGCAGAAACAGACCTTATAGCTAATGAAGCTTTTAAAGAAATGTTTGATTGGGACAGAAAATTAAATCCTAATATAGTAGGTGAAAAAGGTTTTGAAGAATATATTAAAACTATAAACCCAGAGCTTGTTAAGCAAAGATCAGCAAAAACCAAAGGGTATATTGGTACATCAATTGATGTTGACCATTCGATATGGGAAACAGATTTTTCTAAAAGTTTAAAAAAGGTATTAAAAAAATACGATAATAATATTGAAAAAATGAAAGAATCTATATTAAAAGTAGATGAAACTATGGAATACGTTCAATCTGGAGCAATGAAAAAAGATACTGAAGAAATGAATAAAAAGGTTATGTTTGATGATGCTTTTGATAATATGAAAAAAGCTGAAAAAGATTTAGATTTATATGGCTAATATAAATAAGCATAATGTTAGTAAGATGGAAGAACAGCTTCTTCTTGCTAAAAATGATATGATTGCATTTGGTAAATTATTTTTGCCTGATGATTTTATGAGGAGCGAGTCTCCTTTTTTTCATTATGAAGTATCTGATGCTTTAATAAATGAAGATTTTAAACAACTTGCTGTTATATTACCTAGAGGACATGGTAAAACAGTATTAACTAAATGTAGTATATTGCATGATTTTGCTTTTGCAGAAGGTCCTTTATTTTATGGGTGGGTTGCTGCAAGTAGTAAAATATCAGTACCTAATTTGGACTACATTAAATATCACTTAGAATTTAATGAAAGATTTATATATTATTTTGGTGATTTAAAAGGAAAGAAATGGACAGAAGATGATATTGAACTTAAAAACGGCTGCAAACTTATTAGTAAATCAAATCTTTCAGGTATTAGAGGAGGCGCAAAACTCCATAAAAGATACGATCTCATTGTTCTCGACGATTTCGAAGATGAAAATAATACCGTTACACCAGAGTCTCGTTCTAAAATCGCGAATCTTGTTACGGCAGTTGTGTTCCCTGCTTTGGAACCTCATACTGGGAGGCTTAGGATTAATGGCACTCCCGTTCATTTTGATTCTTTTATTAATAACATCCTTATTAACTTTGACAAAGCAAAAAAGCAAGGTAAAGAAAAAGAACATAGTTGGAAAGTAATTACATATAAAGCCATTTTACCTGATGGTGGTTCTTTATGGCCAGGATGGTTTGGTCCTAAAGAAATGGATAGAAAGAAAAAGTTTTACGCAGATTCTGGGCAACCTCAAAAGTTCTATCAAGAATATATGATGGAAGTACAGAGTGCAGAAGATGCTATATTTACTAGAGATCATATTAAATATTGGGAAGGGAATTATAGATATGATGAAGAACAAGATATATCGTATATACATTTTGATAATGGAGATGTTAAACCGATTAGTGTATTCGCTGGTGTTGATCCCGCTACAGATTCTGAGCGCAGGGATAGTGATTTCAGTGTTATTCTGGTTGTGGGGGTTTGTCCTGATAATAACGTTTATGTGCTTGAGTATCTTCGCAAGCGTTCATTGCCTGTTCTTGGGATACCAGGAATGGACAGAAAGGGAATCGTCGATTACATTTTTCAGTATAATGCTCGTTATAAGCCAGGGCTTTTCTGTATTGAAGAAACGACTATGTCAAGGCCAGTATTTCAAGCGCTTATGGCAGAAATGCGACGACGTAATGATTTCTCGGTTAAGTACTGCGCTGAAAAACCAGGCACCAGACAATCGAAACGCGACAGGATTCAAGAAATTCTTGCTCAACGTTTCTCAATTGGTTCGATGCATTTCAAGAAAGATATGTACGATTTGGAAAGGGAGGTTATAACCTTTGGGCCGAGGATGGGGCATGACGATACTATTGATGCTCTTGCTTATGCTTGTAAGTATGCATATCCTCCTAAGAGTATTAAACAAGAAAACAAAAACTGGTTTAAACATAAACCAAAAGCAAAAGGTTGGGTGGTTGCATAATATGAATTATTACAATGAAATGAATACAGAGGGTGGAAAAGATTGGAAATGGACAAGCCCTATGTATATAAAATATAGAAGAAAACATAACTTAAGTACAAAACAAATAGATGATATGTTAAACAAAATATCTTGGGTCGAAAGTAAACAAGCTAATATTCAACAATATGATAATGGTCCAGGTCAAGGATTTTATCAAATAGAATGGAGTAAAGGAAAAGGTTCTGCTC